TCGGCCCGCCGCAGGCCTTCGAGGATGGCCGGCTTGTCTTTCGCAGTGCGCCGCAGCGACTCCAGCCGGGACGCAGCTTCGCCTATGCCCGCTTGCGCCCGTTGCGCCCGGGCGGCAAGGTCGTCAAGTTCCTTGCGGCGAGCGCGGTCTGCCTCGCGGTCTCGCAGAAGCGCCTCTTTGGCCTCCTGCGCCTGGGCGAGGTCTCCCTCGGCTTGCGCCGATTGCCGCGTCACGTCGCCCTGTGTCGCCTCGTTCTGGGCGATCTGCTCCCGTAAGCCGTCTACCGCAGCACCCGCCGCACGTAGCGCCTCGTGGCGCGCCTGTTCGCTCTCGATTCGCGCCGCCAGGTCGCGCCCTATCTGCCGCGTCATATCGGCGCGGCGCTCCCAGGCGGCGAGGTCGAGGATATCGGAGAGCACTTGCTTGCGCTCCGCGGGCTTGGCTTGACTGAAGGCGGCAACATTGCCCTGATTGGCGCAGGCAGTGACGGTGAAGAGGTCGTCGGTCAGGCGCAGGGCCTGCTCAATCCGGCGCTGCGTCTCGGCCACCGACTTGCCGTCCAGCACCGTCCAACCATCGCCGTTCGACATCTGGAGGGACAGCAGCGTACTGCCGCTTCCCTTGCGGCTGCGCTGACGAGACACCAGGTAAGTGCCCTCGCCCAAGGCGAAGGCGAACTCGACGCGGCAGGCCTGTTCACCCTCGGTGATGACGCCGTCGAGGCCGCCCCTCGTGTGCCCGAACAGGGCGAAGCGCATGGCGTCCACGAGGCTCGATTTGCCCGCGCCGTTCTGGCCGCTCAGCACCGCGAGGGTCACGCCGTCGAACTCGATGGTGTGCTCGCCGCGATAGGACAGGAAATTGTCGAGGGTCAGCCGGAGCGGTCTCATGCTGCACCCCCTTCCTGCAGCGCTTGCTCGACCGTGCGCGCTTCGGCAAGGAGAGCCTCGGTCATGGGCTGGAGATCAGGCCGCTGCTCCAGCCAAGCCTTGATCGCTTCTTCGAGCGCCATCTCGGACGAGACCTCGACAGCCCTGCGACGCACCGCCTCGGCTCGTTCGGTCTCGACCTGGTATTCATGCACGCCGGCCGCTTCGAGATCGCGGCGCAGCGCGTTGAAGTCCACGTCATTGGCCTGGGGAATCCGCACCCGCACGATTGCGCCCGCCAGTTCATCTGCCGGCGGCAGGGCCGCGCCGTCACCGAGTTCCACGGTGACGAACCGCCTATAGGGGGTGCCGATGCGTTTGATATCCCCGATGCCCTGGCGCTCGAGGGACACAAGGAGATAGCATTTGTCCTCTCCCTCTTCCCCGAAGGTGACGGCCTCGGGCGAGCCGCAATACCAGACGTGCGGCAGCCCGTCGACCATCTGCGGCTTGTGAATGTGGCCGAGGGCGAAGTAGCAGAAGGGGAGCGCGGCGATCTCGTGGGCGTTCAGGGTCCATTCACCGCCGAGCATCATCAGTCGGTTCTGCCCGCCCGCCTGCGCGAGGTCAACAGAGAAGTGGCCCAACAACACGGCGGGAGTATCAGGGACGAGCTGCGCCGCGAGTCCTCGCACGCAGTCCATCATCTTCTCCCGCACCAGCTCGTTGAGCTGGCCGGGGTCGAGTCTGCGGTTCTCCTCGCTGGCGAGCAGCAACTGCTTATTCGGCCAGGGCAAGCAGGCCACTTGAAGGTCAGCCTGCTTTGCCGTGCACGACCGCAAGAAGTCGCGCTGCTCGGTCTCCAGGTGCTGGAAGAACAGCAGCGTTGGCTGGTCGATTACTGCGAGGCCCTCGGTCTCACGCAGCAGGTCGAGCGCGTGCCGTTCCACCGGAGACCGGGGTGCGTCATGGTTGCCAAGCAACAGCACCACGGGCACCCCGGCCTCCAGGGCCGGCCCGATCGCCCCACGGAAGAGCCGCACTTCCGTGGGCGTGGGCCGACAGCCGTGAAACGCATCGCCGGCGTGAAGGATCGCCTGCGCGCCGCGAGCGATTCCGTCCTCGACGGTGAACCGCGCGCAGCGGTAGAAGTCCATGAGCCTCGCGTTCAGGCCGGTCTCTGAGTCGAGCCTGCTGCGCTGCGAGGACAGGTGCCAATCCGCGGTGTGAACGAACCTCATCGGGCGTCACCCTTCTCGCCCTTGCCGCGGCGCTTGTTCTGGCACTTGAAGCAGTAGTTGGCGCCTCCGAAAGCCTGTCGGCCTTTGGCGCTCTGGCAGTAGGCGACCACATTGGCAGGCAGGCTGGTGTTGCAGTCGTCGCAGCGGACAGCGTCCGATTCCTCTTCGGGCGTCTGGCCTGACCCCTCGCCAACAGCGGGTTCTTCGACTGGCTCATTCTGTGTTGGCGAGTCAGCGGGAGCAGTTGGCCCGTTGTCTGTGACGTGCGTCTGTCCGTTGTCGGGGGCCGACTCGTCATCTACAGGAGCCGTCGCTTCTTCTGCTTTGGCTTCGGCGTCAGTGAAGTCCGGCTCGCTCGCCAGTTGCTCCACGACCTGGGCGTCCACGGCAGCGGCGTGCAGTGTTGCCGCGGGTGTCTCCTCGTGCGCCGACCCGAAGATCTCCGCGCCGCTGGCGAGGGCCTTCTGGGCCAGCGCCTGGCGAACCGCCGGGTCAGCGAAGTCGGGAGCGAGTTCGGTGCGCACCACCACGAAGGGGCGAGCCATCTCCTCGCGCAGGTAGGCCTGCCGCAGGTGGCAGATCGCCCTCACCAAACGCAACAGCGACTTGGTCTCGGCCAGCCCGTAGCGCTCGGTGATGACCTGGTCGAGGCGGTCCTCGACGTAGCCCTCCAGGTCGAAGGACTTCCCCTCTTCCTGGGCCTTTGCCAGGCGCTTCTTCCCCTCGCGGAGTATCTTGCGTCGCTGCGCATCCAGGTTCCATTCGTAGGAGGCCTTGACGATGCGCCAGCCGGTGTCGGTGCGCACCGCGCCGATGTGCTGGTAGGCGACGTCGTAGCGCGATGGGCAATCTCCACAGCGCACCGCCTGACCGGTGGCGCGAGCCATGTCGATGCAGCGCTCGCACGCATCCGGCTTGATGCGGCGGGAGTTGTGGGGGTCGATCACCAGCCCAGTCGCCGAAGCGATCTTCAGCAGGCCGGGCTTGGCCGGGGCGACGTGGGTGGGCAGGAGTTCGCCAGTGCGACGATCCCTCGTCCACTTCGTGCCCGGCGCAGCATAGCAGTCACCCCGGTTCGCATCGGGGTCGAGCCGCACCTCCACCGCGCGGAAGCGCAGGTAGGGCGCGGCGGTGTCCAGTCGCAGGATGGGAGACAGGATGTTGTAGGCCTGCGAGTCATAGCTCGACAGGTCCAGGCTTGCCCGTCCTTCGGCGTGGCCGTTCTCCCCCAGGGGTTCTTGCCTGCTCGCCACTTGGGTGGGAGCGGGCGTCAGCGTGGTACTCACAGCACTACCTCCTCGTTCTGCCGGAGGGCAGGCTGCGAGTGTTCCTACGACGAGCGCCTGTTGTGAGTTGCCCGAGGCCCTTCCGGCCCTGATTTCGGCTGGAGCGGCGCTCACAGCCGTCAGGTGAATGTTTCCTCGGAAGGGCAAAGTAATCAAGGCCTGAGTTGGCGAATGTCGAGGCATGTTCGCAGGTATTCCCGGAAGTAGCCGAATATGGCGACTCTTCCGCCGTTGAATGCCCGCGACCACGGTCTCTATGCTCCTCGGGCCCGCCAGGTTGTGTGTGCTCGCTGCTGTCATGGCTCTCCACTAACTACCTACGGGAAAGCGCGGCAAAGCGTCGGGATTGCCTTGCGGCTCTTCACTCTGGCTCACCCGACGGAGCCACGGCTGTTCGACTTTGAGGCTGTGGAAGCGCAGTCGACTGCCCCGTGGGCTGATGATCTCGATGAACTGGCTGGTGATCTCACCCAACCGATCATCGCCGTGGAGGAAGGAGACCAGGCCGTAGTCCTGCCCGCAAGGGAAACTGCAGCGCCCGCGGTTCTGGTAGAGTTGCGCCTCTGACCAACCCAGCGCGAGCGCGCGGTCGCGCGGTCGCGGATGGCGTCTACCTTGGCGACCGCTTCTGCCGCGACAGGGTCTGTGAAGGGCCAGTCACCATCTGTCGGGTAGACGTGTGGAGGCGGGGGTGACGGGTCTCCCGGCTCCTTTACCATTGGAGGCTCATAACGGCTCGGGTCGAGCGTCCTCACCGCCTCCAGGAGAGCCTGCTCGCCGAAGCGCTCGACCGCCCAGAAGTGAACTGCATTGAAGCGGTTGCGCAAGTCCTCAAACTGCCTGGACGGGAGCCGGCCCCTTTCGTAGCCCTTCTGTGCCAGCGCCATCCTGGATCGCAGCCAGGCGTAGTACTCGGGATCGAGCCGTCGGAACCCGCATGGCTCGCAAATCGCGTCCTGGTCGAGCCGGACGGGCGGCTTCGCCTCCCAGGTCTCCAGATTGGTGGCGACGTAGAGCTGCGACATGACTCCACCTTGAATCCCGACCTCACCAGTCATGTCGAGCATCCCTCCTCGACTGGCTCAAGGCGAAACCTCTGCGGCGCGCTTTGGCTGCCACCATGCCAACGGAGGTGCCAGCCCTGGACGCGGGTATCGCGAGCCGCGTAGAGGATGCGGCCCAACGCTCTTCGGTGAGACCGAAAACCAGGATGGCCGACCTGCCGCAGGACGTGACCCTCTATCATGACCAGAGCTGCGAGCTCGTCAGCTGTCACCCATCTGTCCTGAAAGCGCTCCCACCACGAAGGCATGAAATCGGCCAACTGGAACTCTGGCGTTGGACTGAGTGCGCAGGGTCTGCAGGAATCCGTCATTGCAGATAGTCCTCCTCCCAATCAGGTATCTGTGCGAGGTCGATGGGTTCGGCAAGGCTGTCTGCGGGACGTGTGCGGGACGTCTTGCGGGACGTGTCCTGGTCATGTCCCGCGTCGAATTTCGCTTCTGACGGCCCTGGAAGCCCCTCTGACGCATTTGCGGGACGTTGCGGGACTTCTTCGGGGGTTCGCCCCGCGCGCGAGGCTGATTCACCATAGGAATCCTCGCGCGCGTGAGGGGAGGGTAAGCCAGAAGTCCCGCAACGTTCCGCGAGTGGCAGAGTTCCCGCACCAGGACTGGCTTCTTGCTGCGGGACTTGGGGGTCTGACGTCCCGCAAGATGTCCCGCATGTCCCGCAAGACGTCCCGCAGGTTTCGGCCAGGATGAGGCGGTAACCGGCGCTCTTCGAGTGCGCGTCTCGACGGATGACGATGCGCCATTCTCCGAACTGTCGGTCGCGCACAGTCGCGAGCGCTCTACCCAGACGAGTCTGCTGCGAGCGCGCCGACTTGTCACCGATGACGCTGCCGAGAAGATCCCGCTCGAGGGCCAGCTCCAGCAAGTCCTTCGCGGACACCCAGGTATCGTGGTAGACATCCCACCAGGCGGCCACGAACTCCCGCCACTCGTTCCCCTCGGCGTCGGCGGTCTCGTAGAGTTCCTCGGTGTTTCCCAGGAAGTGGTCAATGCCGGCGTTGCCCAGGATGCCGCCGACCACGCGAGACCAGCCCTCGAAAGAACCGAGCACCCTCTGTCCCTGGGGCTTTCCGGCGGCGTTCCACGCCTGCACCAGCACCAGGAGAGCGTGCACCAGCCGCGCCCGGTTAGCCCTGATCCATTCCCGCAAGGGAGCGTGCTTGAAGGCAGTCCGCTCCCAGGGACGATCCGTCCTGGGGTCAAGGCGAATGCGGGCACAGCGTCGGGCGATCTCCAGTGAGAGGCGCGGGTTGTTGGCTGTGACCAGCCAGGTGGCGCGATTGGGGAGATCGATCATGCGATTTTGACCCAGGAGACGATCCGACCAGACTTCCGCGGTGAGGGCCGCTGCCAGCTGCGCGGACTCAATGCCGGTGCGAATGTTATCGAGCAGGATGACTGGCTGCGCCCGGGCGAGCAGAGAGGTGATCTTCTTGCGCGCCTCCTCCTCGTCCGGCGTGACCGTGGTTGGCTCACAGCACCGTCCCAGCGCGATGAGTGCCACCACGTCCGCGAGCAGCCCCTTCCCGGAGCCAGGGGTGGGCGCCTCGATCAGGTGAATGGGAGTGCACCCGTCCACCATGCGACGCACGAAAGGGAGCAGGAGTGCAGCCACGGCGTGGGCACGATCCGCCTCGGAGGCGAAAGGAAAGTCGACGAGCAGGTCAGTGAGCAGCAGATCCCTGGCTGTGCCAACCTGCTCCGGCGTGGGCCGCTCGGGCACTGTCTCTATCGAGAAGCCAGGCAGGCGGTGATACCAGAGCCGTGCTGCCGGATGGTATCCAGGCTCACTGATCAGTCTACCCTCGCGGTCAAAGACCGGTGCGCACACGACGGTTTCCAATTGAGGAACCTGCTCATCGGGGTAGGCAAGCATGTCCCGCGCGACATCGCGTACCGGGCTGACGCTGGTCACTCCGGTGTCAGTTACCTTGACCCAGTCGGCAGAGCGGGCGAGGAACCCGTAGACGGCGGCCTCATCGGTCGCCTCGATGCGGCAGCCATCGTCTGCATGCTGAAGCCGGGCGAGCGCGCCGGAACGCACGAAGAGCCTGGGGGGGCGATTCGCAGCGTGCACTGCGCGCCAAGCGTCAGTAACAACGTCGCGCAGTTGACGGTTGTTGACCTGGATCGTCGGGCGACCGTGCGGACTCACGTGCCTGGGGGAGTCTCGCGCCGTGGCTGGTAAGGGCACGCCGGATATCTCGGCCACGCGCGCACAGGCGGCGCGGAAGTCGGCGGCCTCACCCCGCTCGACCAGGAAGTCAAACACCGACAGCGACCTGCCCGAGATGAAGGAATGGAACTCCCCCCGTTCCGCCTGCCCTGTTCCGTCTGCTACCCCGGCCGAAGGGTCACGGTCACCGGTCGGCGACCACGGATCTCGGCATTGCAGCCAGCCGTCAGCACACGTCTTCCCGGTCAGCCACTGCCCATAAACCGCCTCCAGGGGCAACGCCGCGAGCGCTCTCCCTCGCCATTCGCGCCAGGCCTCGTCAGTCGCTTCGTGTGGCTTCGCGGGCTGCGGGCTTGCCCGTGGTTGATCTCTGCCGGATGTGCTTGTCTGGGCGATTGCCGCGTCCACCCGCGGCTGGTCGGCGGTTTCGAACTCCTCCGGCACGAACGGAACCAGACCGCCCTTCTCATCGGGCCGGTGAAACTGGTTCGCGGCTCCGTTCGCTTCCGACCACCAAGGCAGCCAGACCAGGTTCCCGAAGCCGTTGCGCCCGATCTTCGGCTGCTTTGGGAAGACCTCGATCCCTCGACCAGTCTGCGGCAGCGCCCGCTCTCCGTTGGCGAGGGTCACCTCTGCCGGCAACAGCGCCTTCGCCATTGCCCGCGCCTTGCGCGCAGAGACGGGCGGCTCGAAGAAGCACCAGAGGTGCCAGCCGTGTCCGCCGCCCGACCGTTCCAGGTAAGGGCGCATGCCCGCTGACTCGAATATCCGATAGACGGACAGTGCAGTGCCGGTCGGGTCAGTCAGCGCCTCCGCGTGGTCGCCGCCGTCGAAGTCCAGGCACAGCCACCGGGTCGTGCCATCGGGCGCGGGCGCGTAGGCCCCGATGCGAAAGTGGCCCTTGACGACTCCCTCGCCGCGAGAGTTGCGATAGTGGACGGTCACCTTCGGTGCTTCGCTGCCTTTGAGATGGGCAAGCAGCAGTTCGTCGAGCTGACCATCTGCCCTGGCCGGAGAAGGCCGCTCCCACGGAGCGAGAAAAGCGACGGTATCAGTGCGACACAGGAAGTAGCGGCGCAGCAGCCCGAGGGCCTTCTCTGGCGATGGCACAGCCTTGGTCTCGCTCATCGCTCCCTCCCGTCCCGCTGGCCAAGAAGCGAGAGAAACGTCTTGCGCCGCTCCAGGTGTCGTCGCTGGGCGCAGTTGCGCAGCCCCCAGCGGTCGCCGATCACGATGGCGACCTCCTGGGCGCGGGTCACCCCTGTGTAGAAGAGGTTCCGATGGTGCATGAAGGAATGGGACTTGTGCACCAGCAGGATGGCGCAGGGAAACTCGGAGCCCTGGGACTTGTGAATGGTCAACGCATAAGCGAGCGACAAGTCTGAGAGGTGTCCTGACTCAGGGGTGATGGTCACGGTCTGGCCATTGAAGGAGACTTCCATCGCCCCGTCGCTTTCGATTGCGGTCACGCGACCGGCCGCGCCGTTCATGACTCCGAGGTCGTAGTTGTTCCGAGTCTGGATCACCTTGTCGTGCAGTAGGAAACGGGGGCGGCGTCCGGGCCTGGGAGGGGAAACATCCACTGCCCACAGCTTCTTCTGAACCAGGCGCTGCAACTCGACGTTGAGCGCCTCGACGCCCAGAGGCCCCTTGCGCGTTGGCGTAAGCACCTGCACGTCCGCCACCAGGTCGAAACCCAGCCGCCCAACGAGCACTGATTCAAAGAGGTCGAGCAGAAAGCGCTGCACGTCCCAGACATCGGTGAACTGATCCACCAGGTACCAGGGGCGGCGGCTCCCGCCGTCGTCCGCGGCGGTCTTGCGCACCTCGCCTTGCAGAATCGCGATGGAGTTCTCTTTGAGTACTCCCGCCTGGCGAACGATCTCATCCAGGATGACGGTGGGCACCGCCCGCGTGTCGATCAAGTCGCGCAGGACGTTCCCTGGTCCAACGGGCGGGAGCTGGTTGTGGTCGCCGACCAGCACGACGGCGGTTCGCTCAAGGTCGATGGCCTGGAAGAGATGCCAGGCGAGAGGTACGTCCACCATCGAGACCTCGTCAATGATCACCACGTCGGCATCGAGCGGGTCCTCTGCCGTTCGCTTGAATTCCCGGCCGTCATAGCCGAGCAGCCTGTGGATGGTGAACGCCTCCTGGCCCACCACCTGCTCCAGCCGCTTTGCCGCCTTCCCGGTGGGCGCACAGAGCACGACCTGAAGATCGCACTTACGGCAGAGGCGGGCTATGGCCGCGATGGTGTAGGTCTTGCCACTGCCCGCGCCGCCGCAGATGAGGGTGATCTGGTGGCGCAGAGCAGTCAGCACGGCCTCGCGTTGCCCGGCGTTGAGGTCGGGCGCGTTCTCGTCCACCAGCCCTTCCAGGTCGTCCTCCCCAGCCAGGTGGCAATTCGCTTCGTCACCGCGCCGAAACAGTTCCCCGAGTTGCTCCTCCATCGCCCGCAGGTCAGGCCTGGCCACCAGGAACCGCCCGCCGTAGGAAGCGCAGGAGAGCTGCTTATCTTCAATCAGGGCATCGAGCGCCTGCTCGATCCTGGCGCGGCTGTCCAGGGTATCCATCACCAGCAGCGCGTTCGCCTGGTCGGTGAGTTCCTCGTACTCGGTCCAGCAGTCGCCCTGCTCGACGCGCTCCTCCACGCAGTGCAGGATGCCGGCGCGGATGCGCGAGGGATGATCCTTGGCCGCGCCCATCTTGCGGGCGATCTTATCCACTCGCTTGAAGGCGAAGCCGGGTACCTCGCGGGCGATCAGGTAGGGGTCAGTTTGCAGTAGGGCGACGACGTTGTTGCCGAAGCGCTCGACCAGCGTCTTCACCTGGTGGTGGGTGAGGCCGAAGGCCGCCAGCCAGGTGAGCGCACCGTTGACGGCCTTGGTGCGCAGCCACTCGTCTCGCAGCGATTGCACAACCTCGAGGGGAACATGAACCGCCTCGGCAATGGCTTCCGGCTCCTCGGAGAGCACTTGGTCGAAGCCCTTGCCGAAGCGCTCCGCGATCTGGCGCGCCTTGACCGGGCCGATGCCCTTGATGTCAGGATGGTTGGCGAGGTAGTTGGCCAGCCCCTCGGCGTCGAGGCGGGTGTCATACTCCAACGACTCGACCTTGAGTTGCCGGCCGTATTTCGGATGCTCTTCCCAAACGCCGTGCAGGATGACCGGCTCATGCTCGCGGATCATCACCGGCCCGGCGAAGGAGATGGTTTGCCCCTCCGTAGTGCGAAGCCGTCCGGCTGAGAAGCGCGGGCTGGAATAGAAGACTTCCTCAACGCGGCCCCGCACCGTGGCCGCTGGTTCTCTCAAGGCGCTTCGCATGCAGCCTGAACCTTTCGGTAGAATCGCAGCAGGTAGCACTCGGTGAACAGACGGGCGACTTGCCGCTCTGAACAGAAAAACACCGGGATGCCGTGATCGATCACGATGGAGACCACCGCCCCGAGCACTGCGTTCGGATGAACGCCGGCGCGGTAACGACCCGCGAGGAGGTCGGCAAAGTCGGCTTCGACCACGATGCAGGCCGCCTCGTACCCCCTCAGTCGCCTCAGCTCGCGGCGGAATCGGTCTCTGCTCCGGATGACGGTGGTAACGAGATCGTTCAGCGTCTTGCGCTCCACCGCGACTCGATCCTCAAGCCCTTCGAGCGAGTAGTCTCCGGCGGGGAGCGCGCGGCGCACCACCGCCACGCGCTCCGGGTCGAAGGAGTAAGGCTCGATCTCACGGGTGTCCACCACTATCACGGCTGGCATGCGGCTGGGCCCTCCGGGCCGCTGTGGCGGCAGCATGTGCTGCCTAGCCATCAGAATGGGTTCAGAGCGTCCTGAGCGGTTGCGTCGTATCCCTGGCCCTCGTCCTCGGTCACAATGCGCCGGTTGAAGTAGACGTTCTCGCTCTCGTCCTTCGTGCGCTTGGTGATCTCGAGGCGGACGTCCAACAGCCTCTCCAGGTTGGCCGGCAGTTCGGAGAGGCGCGGCAGGTCCAGCCCGCAGGTGTGCAAGTCGGTCTTCAACCACTTGAGGTTCTCGCGGCTGGCCATCACGCTGTTGCGCCAGAGCAGCCGGCCCTTGTGCTGGGGACCGAGCACCCGCAGCGTCCATTTGAGCATGGGGTTGCCCGAGCTCTGGGCGCGGGTGAGTTCGACCTTCTCGACGACGACCTGGTACTTGCCATCGGGCACCGGCTCGAAGTCGCGCTCCTCGATCGGCGCCTCGGCGAAGTCGTCGTCGAACTGCGCCAGGTCGATGTCGGCATCGTGGGCCTGCCCTGAGCCTGCCGAATGGGTTGCAGCATCGGGTTCATAGGTGCTCATCGGTCACTCTCCTTTTGAGTGGGTTATCTGCCCGCCGAGGCGGGCTTCGGCCGCGGACTTTCTGCGGCCGGTTTGGACGGGGTAGTGGGTTTGTCAGGCTGCTCCGCAGCTCGGGCGGATGTGTCCTGGTTGAACGCCTCCAGGAACTTGCCGAAGTCCAGATCGATCACTTCGGGCAAGCGTCCCGTGCGGTCGCCGGCCTCGTAGTTGACGTGCGGCTTGGTGCGCATCACCCGGCGGCTGGTGGTGCCGCCGTCCGGTCCAGTCGTGATCTCGATGTCGCAGTACAGGATGACATCGGCCATGCCCAGCACGATCTGTCGCACCCTGTCTGGCAGCGTGGGGACGATCCGGGTGTGCTTGCCGGTGCGGGTCTCGATCTCCCGCTCCTGCGAGTGGGAGACCAGGAACAGCCCGTAAGGCAGCAGGGAGAGCTTGTTCAGCACCCGGTGAAACTCGTTGTTGATTACGGCGTAGGCCTTGCCGTAGCCGAGATCGCTTTCGTGCTGGATCTTGAACTTCGCACAGACGTGATCTACGCACATGCGATAGGCGTTATCGACGGTATCGATGACGACCGTCTTGAAGGGGTGCTTTCCCTCCGCCACCTCGCGACAGGCGACCAGGAACTCCTCCCAGGTGGCGATCAGAACCTGGAACACTTCCAGGTTGTTCAGGCCCGCCTCGGTTGCCAAGAACACCGCTCTTTCGGCCTGGGAGCACCAGGTACTCTTGCCGATCTTGCTCGGCCCGTAGACGAGCACGGTCAGGTCGGCGAGATTCCGCTTGGGTGGACTCTTCTCGGTTGGAAGCATGTTGGTTCTCCTCTTTCAGTCAGAATGCCGGAGCCTCGCTCACCGAAGGCTCCTGCGTTTCCCGCAGCTCTTCGTGCGGAGGAACGTGCTGGTAGAAGTTGTCGATCACGTTCGGGCTGTCGCCCGAGCGGCAGAGCGCGAAGTACGGACACGGCCGGTAGTGGTGAAAGCAGAAGGCGGTGTTCTGGTACCAGGCGTTGCGTCGCCTGGCGTCCAGGAAGGCCTGGGTCAGCTCCCACAACTCGGCGCGCAGCACGGCGAACTGATCGCGGGAGAGGTAGAGCATCTCCCGGTGGAACATGGCCGGCTGAGCATACTTGGCCGCCAGGCGCTCCGCGAACTCGGCCTCGCTCTCCGTGCGGCGCTGCTTCAGTCGTGCTTTGAGCAGCAGGTTGTAGAGCACGCCGGTGATGCGGACGCCGAGCGCTTGCTCCAGGTAATAGGCGTAGAGGGTGATCTGGAAGTCAGTCCAGAGGCGCTCCAGGTAACCGCCGTCGAGGCTGGAGGTGGTCTTGTGCTCCAGGACGTAGTGCTCGTCCCCGATGCGAACGAGAGCGTCCACCTTGCCGGCGAGGACGAAACTGCGAGAGCGCGCCCTGGTGGCCGGATTGATGATCTCGCCCTCGAAGGTGCGCTCCAGAGCAAGGACCTCGAACTCTTCGACCGGGTAGCGGCTGGCATAGCCGGTGATCATCGCCGTGCCCAGACGCCACTCTCGGCGCTGCTCTTCATCCTGATTCCGGCTGGGAAGCCTTTCGTCGAGGTGTGCCAGAACCGCCGTGAGGTCGCCGTCGCGGTGCCACAACTCGAGGCACTCGTGAACGAGCGTCCCGAAGCCGAGACGTGGATCACGCTTGATCGGAGAGAGTTCCCGGATGTAGCGCCAGTAGCAGGCCTTCCGGCAGTTGCGGAACAGGCTCCACATCGAGTAGGTGGTGGTCATGCGAGGCGTCATCGGCGAGCCTCCGCCACCAGGGCGTCCTCGCGCTGGCGTCCCACCCGCTCGATCCGGAAGGCCTCCTCGCCGAACTGCCGGATCAGGAAGTTGGTGAAGATGCGAGCCACCGTGTGGCCGGCCTCCGTGCGGGCGTCAACCACGAGGGCGCGCTTCTCGTCGTCAGCGCAGAAGGAGACATCCAGGCGGATGCAGGAACGACCATGCAGGCCCTCGGCGGCGAAGATGGAGAGCAGCAGCGACTCGTGCACCTCCTTCATGCACGCGCCGGGTTCGAAGCGAAAGCGGTAGATCTCCGGTGTCATCGGTCTCTCCATCCTGGTTGGGCTCAACCTCGCCCACTTGATACCTACGGGATCTCGCGCGAAAGTGACGGCGCCGGCTGGAGGTACTCGCGGAGACCTGCCTCTTCGAAGATCGCTCGGAGTCTGGCGCGCGGCCCGTAGAGGGTAGTGCGGGGAACTCCCAGGGCGGCCGCGACCTCCGAGATGGTGGCGCTCATCAACCGACGACAGAGGTCTTGCTGCTCCGCGGGGAGGTGGGCGAGGAGCCGCTCCAGGTCAACCTTGCGCGCGACCTCATCTTCCAGGGACAACTCGCCGACGCTGTGCTGGCTGCGAACGGCGTCCTCATGGGCGATGTCCTCGATGGAAACGTCGTCGCCCTCAGCGGTCTGGACGGTATCTGAGAGCGAGCAGACGTTGAGCCGGAAGTCGCGGCGAGCAGTGCGGCGGGCATCCAGAATGTCGGCGGCCTTGTGCTGGACGACTCGGGTGACGAACGCCCCGAGTCTCCCGCGCGTGGGGTCGAACTTGTCGAGTTGCTCCAAGACGTGAAGAGTCAGGTCGCCTTCGATGTCCTCGCCTTCGTCCCTGGTGACACCGGCCTTGCCGATCAGTCGAGATGCTGTGCGCCGGATGATCTGAAATGCCTCTGCGTCGAGTTCCTTGCGGCTGGAATCGGAACCCATCCTTTCCTCCTCGCGGCCGAGGAGGAGCCCGTGGCGGGTGCCGCCCAGCTCCGGGGAAGCATCGAGAAACGATCAGAGGTCGCTGCGAGTTCGCCGGCTTGGCGACACCCACAACGACCTCCGCTCTGCGGCCAGTGCGTTGTCTGGTGGCTAGGTTAGGACTGAGATTCAGGCCGCTCTCGCGACGTGCATCTGGAACGGGAGTCCGTGCTTGACGACCACCAGCTCGATCACGCAGTCGCCAAGCTGGTCAAGGTAGGAGAAGAACTCGATGACCTCGGCCTTGAGGACGAAGTCATCGGAGCCCCCAATCTCGTGCGGGCCGTTCCGCTTGCCGAACACGATGTCGCGCACGATGTCCGAGGGCGCGGGCAGGACGGGTTCATGTCCTGCTACTCGCAGGTTTCGGATGAAGCCGAAACCGAGCTCGCGGCAGACATCCAGGAAATGCTGCCGGGCGGGGGAAAGATCGCTCTTCTGCATAGGTCACCTCTGTGACTGAGATTGGAAAGCCCATCGGGCCTTCGTCTCCCATGGTCGCAGAGGCGGCAGGAAAAGACCTGGCCAAAAGCTGGTGAATTCCTGAGAAAAAGCTGGCCGGGCCGGCCAACGAAAAGGACCGCCCGAAAAGCGGTCCCAGAGGATGCTCGATTGAAACTGATGGTCAGCGCACTTCGATCTCGTCCGGCCTGAGATTCAGGCGATACCCAACCTTGCTCTTGGTCTGCACGAGTCTGCGCGCTTCCGTGAGAGATAGACCGCCTGCAGCACGAAGCGTATTTCGCACCTCGCTTACCATCTTCGTGATCTGCTCGTCGTTTGGGGGCACCCCTCGCCCCCAATCCTCACGCCAGCAGCGTTCGAAGATTCGATCCCGCGATACCCAACCGGGTCCGGCCTGCGCCTCCCGCGCCAAGAGCACGAGCACGTCGAAGGGCATCTTGCTCAAGGTCACCTCGGCACCCTTGAACCAACAGAGTGCCCCCCCTACCTCCAGTCGCAGTATGGCGGTGGCAGCGAAGCCTGATCGGGTCGGGTAGACCAGCGCCTCGAGTTTCCGCCGATCCAACGTCAGTTGATTCGGCCTGATGAGGAGTTCGGAGATCGCGGTCACCACGAGGCCTTCTTTCTGGCAGTCCTGCAGGGAGGAAAGAGCGAGCGGCCGCGGTGTGGGAGTCAGAACGAGCACGGGCTTCTTGGCCAGCCGCTTCCGCACCTCGAAGATCAGGCTCCCTGCCGACTGCGAACGGAGGCGACACGCCAACACGACTGGCAGCTTTTGTTCGGCGATCTGCATGCGCCCGAGGAAGCATAGCACGGGAGTGTATTCCGTGATCTCGCCGTCATCCAGCTTGTTGGCAGTCCGAAGCATCCGCTGGAAGGTAGGCACCTGGACGCGAAACTGGCGCAAATGCTCGGGGTCCATTTCCAAAGGCGCGGCGCTGCCGTTGGCGCAGAAGGCCCAGGCCTTCGCACCCTCGCGCTGGATGATTCGACGGCAGTCATCAATCGCGCAATCGCAAGAGGGAAGCTCATCGAGCGGGGCCAACTCTGTGAGAAGGCGCTCCGCCAGCCAAGAGTCCAGGATGCCGGGTGGACAGGAGGTCAGGTCCGCCCCTGAGAGCATCGGTCTCGGCCCGGCATCGAGTTGCTCAAGCAGGTGTTGTAGGGCTTCGTCTGGGAACGCAGAGACCATTGCGCTTCAGGTGCTCCAGGACTTGCTTCTCAAGCGTCGTTCGGTTGAAGCTCGCAACACTCGGGGGCTTCACTTTCACCGTTTTCGTGCGTTTCCGTCGGCCGGCCGAGAAGACGAAACGCAGCTTGACGTAGTTGATATGGGCTTTGTTGAGGTCCAGCTCTGGGCACCGGTCGAGGATGTGAAGCAGCGCATCTTGCGGATCGCGGACCGTCATCATCCAACCCCCGCGTTCGCCACTGTCCACCTGGATCTCGGTCAGCCTGGCATCAAGCAGTTCCGGGTCCCATTCGCCGTCCAATTGGAACATCGGGCCTTCTTGGGCAATGCGGGCCAGGGTGTACAGATTCCGGCTATCCTGCTGCTGGAAGAATGGGGGCCTACCCAGAATGGTCTCCGCGAAGATATCGCAGAGACGCTGCTTTTCGTCATCACCGCTCGCGGTGACTTTCGCCCGGCCGGTGTGCTGATCGTAGGCGATGGTGTCCTGCCGCGCCTCTCGCAGGGTGCGAGGCCGCTCCTCATCCTCCTCGATGGTGATGGTGCTCATGGGAACGTGGCCGTGGATCACCAGCAGGTTCACGCCATCATCGTCTGGGTAGCAGCGGGCTCGGCAGTAGTTGCCTTTGTACCGGCTGCTGTAGAACTCTCCGGCCTGTTGTTCGAAGGCCAGGATCGTCGCGTCAGTGATCTGCGGAGGAATGCCCTCTTCCTCGCCCACGAATTCCCCTGGGCTGCGGTTGTCGAAGAAAGTGAGGATATCAACCGCGCTGTCGAAGATCTCGCGGTGATCGAGAAACGCTCTCAGCGCGACATAGCGGGGATTCAAGTGCATGCCTTCCCCCTCGTCGATCTCCTCTGCCGGGATGAGCTGTGTCCCCAGCACCTCGGCGCGTGTCCGAAGTATCCCCATGCCCAACTCGGTGCTCAACTCCGAAAGGCGGTGCAGGTCTTCGAGCATCTGTGAGGGGTAGCTCTCATCGGCATCGACGAGCCACTCGAACAGCCGGGATCGCGTCTCTTCTGCGTTCGTTTCGAGTGTGTCCAAGTCAAAAGGCACCTGCCCGCGGTATGGCTCCAGGAACCGCCTCAGCAGACTGAGGTCAACCGTGTAGATGAACTTCTTATCGACAAACCGCTTGATGTCTTTGAGCACCCATCTCTCCCTTCTGCGGAGACACCCGCTATTCTTGAATCTCTCGTTGGACTGCTACCACCCGCCCCTGGATCATGAACGGCGGTTCCTCAATGACGATCGGTGCGTGGCGCGGATTCTCGGGATGCAGTTCGACCGCTCCGTCTACTCTGCGGCGGAACCGCTTGACCGTCGCCTCGTCCTCGACCAGGGCCACCACGATGTCACCCTCCTGTGCGTCCTGCTGTTGGGCGGCAATCACCAGGTCGCCGTCCAGGATGCCGGCCCCGGTCATGCTGTCCCCGTGCACCCGCAGAGCGAATAGCTGCCGTCCGGCAGCCAGTCGGCGATCCACCGGCACCGTGCCCTCCAGGTTCTCCCTGGCCAGGATCGGCCGCCCGGCCGCGATTCGCCCGAGAATGGGGACGTTGACCGCGTCCTTCTTTCCAGCGCCAGCCTTTGGCGTCAGGGCGATGCCCCGCGAGAGGCGCTCGGAGCGGGTGAGAAAGCCCTTGCGTTCAAGCCCTGTGATCACCTCGAAGACCGACGAGGACGCCCTTCCGAAGTGATCCCCGATCTCCCGCATGGTCGGCGGCTTGCCGTGCATCTTCATGTAGGCCCTGATCCATTCCAGGGTCTCGTGCTGTCGTCGTGGCAGCGCCATGGTAGGCCTCCAAGCAAAAGAAAACCCCCTCGCCAGAAAGGCGAAGAGGTTAGAGTATATCCGAATCTTTGTTAGGGGTCAAGACCCATCGGCAACTGCCTCAGGTTGCCCCTTTGTCCGCCCCTGAAGCCCCTGTGTGCCGCAGGAAGGGAGACGTAGGCGTCCCTTGCCCCACCGACCGGCTGTGTGCCCGCAACAGGGCCAGTGGACGCTCAGGCGGGCAGGCGCACCGCGGCTGCTATCGCGGCGGGAAGCCCCACTTTTTCCGCTGCTCGGGCCAGTAGGGTGGGATGTCGAGCAGACGGGCCAGGGAGAGGCCATCGGGCTCGTCGCCCCGCATGATTGACTCGACGATATCCGGGGCCAGCAGGGACAGACGAAGAATCCGCGCCATGTAGGAAGCATCCATTCCCATGGCGGCCGCCATCTCCGCGACGCTGCCGTAGCGCCCTCCCTCGATCAGTTCCTTCCACCGATGCGCCCGGGCGATAGCCACCACCAGTGGCTTGTTAGTTCGACAGGGGCGGGGCGGCTCTGACGCCTGGCAGCCGCGGCTGATGATCTCCTTGCGCCCGCCCCGGCGCTTGAACGTCAGGGGAATCCGAACGACCAGGTGGTTGCCCTCCTCCACAACCTCAGCATTCGGAATCTCGTTCATCGAGTCACCTCCCTGGATCTGGCTGTAGCGCCATCACGGAGTTCTGCAACCAGGGAGCGCAGACCATCGGCCCGGATGCGCACCTCGGCCCCCTCAGGATGGATGTCCACCCGCTCCACCAGGAGATGGAGAATGCGAGCCTGTTCATCGGGGAAGAGTTCCTCCCAGACGGGGTCAAGCGAGGACAACGCCTCGACTACCTCCTGCTCGGTGAAGGTGGCCTGCTCCGCCTGGCGCATCTGCGCAGTGACCCTCTCCAGGGTCTGCTCCTGTTCCTCGATGAGACCGCGCAGTTCGCCCAGGCGGCGAGCAATGGGCAGGGACGCTCCCTCGTCGTCGTTGGCAACGACCAGCCGTCCGGCCTCTTCCTTCAATGCCTGGAGCGCCAACTCCGCATCTGCGCGGCGGCGGGAGAGATGGTCGAGGTGCTCAGTCATCTGTTGCTGGGCGGCGCGAAAAGTCCTGGCAACCACCTCCGGCGAACGGAAGATGCCGCGCAGTTGGTCAATCACCGCCTGCTCGACCTCAGCCGCGGCGAGCGTCTTCGTGGGACAGGAGCCATATCCGTTCTTGGAGGCATGGACGCAGAGGTAGTAGCGGTAGAGCTTGCCCCGGCGCTTCGTGAATGTCGGCCCCATGGCGCAATGGCAGTGGCCGCAGTGGAGAATGCCCCGCAGTAGCGCCGGCGTCTCAGCTCGCGTCTGCGCCGCCCGTGCCCGGTAGTTGCGTGCCAGGATTGCATGCGCCTCTTCCCACAGGTGCATGGGCACGATGGCGTCGTGCTCGCCGGGGAACCGCTCTCCCTTGTGGGTGACCTCACCGATGTAGAGGGGATTGTTGAGGACCCGGTAGATGTCCGCCTTGCTCCAGGGGCGGCCGGCGTGGAGCGTTCCGGCCTTCGTGACCCAGGACTTGGTGGTGTGCCCCTGGGCATTTAGCTCCTGCGCCAGCAGCGTCGTCGAGCCGGTCTGGATGAACCGGGCAAAGACATGGCGGACAAGCCTGGCCTCCTCTTCGTTGACGACGAGCCGCTTCCGGTCGCGGTCCACGTCGTAGCCGAGCACTGGCATGCCGCCGCAATACTTGCCCTTGCGCTTGGTGGCTGCCACCTTGTCACGAATGCGCTCGCCGATGATCTCGCGTTCGAACTGGGCGAAAGACAGCAGGATGTTCAGAGTGAGCCGCCCCATCGAGGTCGTGGTGTTGAACTGCTGGGTGACCGAGACGAATGACACCTCCCGCCGGTCGAAAGCCTCAACGATCCTGGCGAAGTCCAGCAGCGAGCGTGAGAGCCGGTCAACCTTGTAGACCACGACGCAGTCAACGAGTCCTGCTTCCACGTCTTCCAGTAAGTGCTGCAATCCCGGCCGCTCCAGCGTGCCGCCGGAGAACCCGCCGTCGTCATACCTAGCGGGCAGCGCTACCCACCCCTCGTGGCGCTGGCTGGTGATGTAGGCCTCTGCCGCTTCCCGCTGCGCATCCAGGCTGTTGAACTCGCTGTCGAGATTCTCTTCGGTACTCTTACGGGTGTAGATGGCGCAGCGGATGGGCCGCGGGTTATTGGCTGGTCGCTCTTCTCGTCTCATCGTCCTCTCCCATTTCCGTTAGGCGGGCGCATGCCAAAAAAGGCGCGGCCATTCCAGTGGGTGCCTGTAATGGCTTTCGTGATAGCGGTCAGCGATCGGTAGCGCCGCCCTTCGAACTCGAAGCCCTTGGTGAGCACCGTCACCTCGTAGCGTCTGCCGTTCCACTCTCGCACCAGCCGTGTGCCTGCTGTCGGAAGATCGCGGTCGCGCTTGCCCTGCCGCCCGTTGCCGCCGATGGCACCGTCCTCGTTCAGCTTTGCCTCTCGCAGGACGCCAGCCATCTGGCTGCGGGTCGTGTCAGACAGACCGCCGTGGGCGAGCTCCTGGAGGCGGTAGGCGAGCCGCTTGGTCAGGAAGGTGCGGTTGTACCCCGGCGGCTCGCTGCCGTACAGTTCTCGCCAACGGTCTTGCAGATCTCGGGCCGGCAGCCGCCCCAGGTCGGCAATCTGCTTTAGGATGCTGTCACTCATCTTTCTCTGCCTCCGACGCGGTTTCGATACATTCATCCCTCGGAACGCCGAACAGCTCAAGACCTTTCTTTCTCGCGTCCGCCGTCCGCAGTCGAAGTCGCAGAAAGCCGGTGGCAAGCAGGGCTGCCACCTCCTCCAGGCGCTGGGCCGGGGTCATTGACTCGGGTTCGAGCGGGTTGCGCACGACGACTCTCCTTCCGGTGGCGGCCGGGGAAGAGCGTGGGTGCAACCCTGATCGGCCTACGCGCGAGCAGAGGGCATCGCGGGTCCCGACCAGTCGGGATGCACCCACAACGCCCTCCGCCTCACGGCCGGGCCGCTGTCTGGTGTTCGCGGAGGGGCCGCCCATGGCGACTCCTCCACTACAGACCTACGGGAAATGTTTCGAAAGCGTCGAGTCCTACTCCGGGGCGGAATCGAAACCCGAGGAGGGCGACCCCCAAGAAACCCGCATAAACACTGGATTCTCTACATGTGGACGAGGTGGCACTAGTCCAGATGTTTCAGAGAAAGAGAGGCCGAAACCGCCCAAATGGGGGCCGGAAAGGGGCAAAACGCAGGCACCTCGTCCACATGTTTGGGAAGCCGAAGATGGCGAGAATGAGCCTATTACACGCCAAAACCCGCCTCTCGGTGAGGCGGGCTTTGAGCGACAGAGAATGTTTCGATAACAGAACGTGGTGGAGGCGGTGGGAATCGAACCCACGTCCGATGGACAGTCCTCGCAAGACACTACGAGCGTAGCCTGTGTTTTATCTTCGCCCGGCGCAAGCCCACAGGCGGGCCTCTCGCCGGGCTAG